AGAATGCTCGGGAGTCCATGAGCACTACGGCAAGCCAGGTTTTGTCCGATATGGGTCTTACTGCGCAAAGTGTTGGGAGTGCCCCCCAGAGCAGGCCTGCCGAAATCACGGACAACACACGAGCCAATTTTGGGTCGCTGAGTGGTTCAACCAACTTCCCGACTCTTCAGGGACAGCAGTTCCAGAGCCCCCCTGCTGAGCCTACAGCAGCATCACTTGCTCCGAATACTAGTTTTAAGGTGAGCTAATGGTCAACGTTCCACAGCAGTTTGTGCCCTGGGTTGACATGGCTGCCAACCAGCTTGGTATTCCCAGGGCTGTTGTGGCTGCTCAGATTGCTCAAGAGTCTGGGTTCGACAACGAGTCCGTGGGACATTACGGTGAACGTGGAATCGTCCAGTTCCTGCCATCGACTTGGGCTGAATATGGCAGTGGAGATCCTACCAACTTCCAGAACCAGCTTGAAGCTTATGTGAAGTTCATGAAGCACCTTCTAGATCTAGAAGGTGGGAATATTCAGATGGCCCTGGCCGCCTACAATGGCGGTCCAGGAAACCCGCAAGCTGGCATGGGCTACGCCAACACCATCCTCAGCAACGCAGGCTTGCCTAATCTTGAGACACGGACCACAGACAACTCAGGCGTTAGCCTTGGCAATAGCAACGTATCACAGTTCGTGGCAGACAACAACCCTGTCATGTCCCTGTCCATGCTGAAGTCTGAATATCCGCTTGTGGCTGCACTGGTATCCAGTGTTCCTGAGCTTAACAACATTTACAGCCAAGCTGTAGACGGCACATGGTCCACTGACAAGTTCATTGCAGCAGTACAGAACAGTAGCTGGTGGGCTACACACAGTGACACAGCTCGTCAGGCTTTCGCCTCCATGAAGACTGATCCCGCTACGTGGGGTCAGAACATCGATAATCTCGAAGCCACCATGAAGGCTATGGCCACACAGCTTGGTGCTACACTAACCCCACAGCAGGCACAGCAGTTCGCTGTAGAAGCTATTCAGGGCGGATACGAGCAGAATCAGGCTGTTCTCAACCAGAAGATGGCTGACTTCGTCAGGCCAGTATCCGGAAATCACTTCGGTGGAAGTGCTGGATCCTATGAGGATCAAATTCGACAGAGCATGCGCGACCTTGGGGTCTTCATGCCAGAGGATCAGCTAGATGCTCAGATTCAGCAGATCATTGCCGGTAAGCAGTCTGTGAATGGTGTTACTGGGCAGCTTCGCACACAGGCCTCTTCCATGTACCCTGCCTACTCCAATCAGATCAACAGCGGCATGAACGTCTCTGATATCGCAGCACCTTTCATCGGTCGTGCACAGCAGTTGCTCGAACAGGGACCAGGACAGATGAACATCCAGTCTCCGCTGATCAAGAATGCTCTACAGCATACACAGGATGGACAGCCTACGGCTATGCCGATGTATGATTTCGAGAAGTCTGTTCGGCAGGATCCACGGTGGCTTGCCACCAACAATGCTCAGGACTCGTTCATGTCGAACGCGCATAAGATTCTAGTGGATTTCGGGTTTGAGTACTGATGGCTACACAGAATCCTGGACAGCCAGGGCCTTCCCGTACACCGCCTATTCCGGTGACAGCACAGCCACCAGGCGGACCAGCTCCTTACCGCCCTGCGCCACCTCCAGTGGTCGCACAGCCTCTTCCACCAGACGACCCCAACAAGGATCTAGAGCGAGAACTAGAAGGCCTTCCTGGTGAAGAGAGGGACGCATATGCGGCACTCAAGACCCTGTTTGATACTTATGATCTCGGGTCTCTTGCTCCGACTATATTGCGCTACCTACAGAACGGGTTTGGGGCCGACACGATTACCATCCTTCTACAGCAGACTCCTGAATACAAGGCCCGATTTGCGGGCAATGAGCAACGCAAGATGCAGGGTCTACAGGTTCTGACACCTGCCGAGTATCTGTCCACAGAGGCTTCCTACAAGCAGCTTCTACGGCAGAACGGCATCGATCCTCACTTCGACACACAGAGCCAGTATGCCGAATGGATCGGCAAGGATGTGTCTCCCAACGAGCTACAGTCACGAGTGAACATGGCCGTGCAGGCCAGCACACAGGCTCCGCCTAGTGTGACACAGTACCTCAACAGTCTGGGAATCCATACAGGTGATATTGCCTCTTACTTCCTTAATGATCAGACGCCTACACCGCAGCTTCAGCTCAAGCTGAATCAGGCACAAATCGGCGGTGCTGCTCTACAGAACAATCTCACCGTGTCCGCTGCTGACTCTATGCGCTATGCGCAGCAGGGTGTTTCCTACCAGCAGGCACAGAGCGCCTATCAGCGCATCTCAGATATTCTTCCTACGGCTAAGAGGCTCAGCTCGATCTACAAGAGCCAGGCTCCAGTCAATCAGGGAACTCTTCAGGAAGAGTTCTTGGGCAACAGCGGAACAGCTCAGTTGGCACGTGAGCGTCTGAGCCAGCAGGAACAGGCAGCCTTCTCTGGTGAGTCTGGTGTTAACAAGCAGTCTTTCCAGCAGCAGACTAGCGCTGTTCCTGGATTCTAAATCCTTGGCGGTTGTATAGGTAAACCGCCGTTTGGGCCTTTGGTGCTAACGGAAGCACACTCGGCTTGCACCCGAGAGGTCAGGGTTCGATTCCCTGTTGGTCCACGCCACGTCGACAAGCCAGCATCGGCAGTGAGTAACACAGTCTGGACATATCCGGTATCCATCAAGCAACCCCGGCTTGATGCGGCCTACAAAAGGGAGTAGCACGAAAATGACCGAATGGGACGACAGCCAGGAAACTGACGGTTTCAAGAATATGCGCAAGCAGCTTAAGAAGCAAGGTGAACTGCTAGAACAGCAGCGCCAGCTTATTGAGAAGCTTTCAGCGGGTAGTCGTGATTCCGATCTTAACCAGGCCCTAGCCGACCGAGGTCTTGACCCTCGGGTAGCAAAGTTCTATCCGAAGGATGCACCACTGGACGCAGCGTCCATTGATGCTTGGGTGGACGAGAACAAGGACATCCTTGGTGCTCGACAGATTGTCAGCGGGAACACTCCTGACGACAGCACCCTCACTGATTCTGAACGGCGTGGATATCAGGCCATCAACGACATTGCAGCCTATGAGGCTGGTCTGTCCATGGATCTGAAGTCCCGCATGGATAAGATCGAATATGACCCTATGAACCCTGAGAAGGCACAGAACGAACTGTTCGATGTGCTCCGTGAGTTCGAGGGATACCTCAACCAATAGAAACAGGATATAAGTAATGGCTAACGCCTATACCGGCACTTCAGCCGTTGCTGCTCTTGTCCAGACTGCATATGACCGACTGGTCGAATTCCAGCTACGTGCTCAGCCTCTCTTCCGCGAGGTTGCTGACAAGCGTCCTGCTCAGCAGGACAAGCCTGGTTCGTCTATCGTCTTCAGCCTATACAACGATCTGAGCACTGCTACTAGCACTCTGACCGAGACTGTTGACCCCGACGCCGTGGCAATTGGTAATCCGTCCACTGTGACTGTCACTCTGGCTGAGTATGGCAACGCTGTTCTGCGTACTCGTCTGCTGAACCTTTTCAGCTTCTCCGACATTGACCCTGCTATCGCCAACATTGTTGCATTCAACATGGTGGATTCCATCGATGCAGTGGTTCTGAATGTCCTTGTTGGTGGAACCAACATCATCCGTGAACAGGGTGGAGCTATGTCTCTGTCCGGTGGAGCCAACGGCTCTATCACCAGCACGGATGTAATCCAGTCTCGTGACGTTCGTGCTGCGGTGACAAAGCTGCGCACCAACAAGGCTCTGCCTCGCAAGGGCACTCTGTACTGGGCTGCGATCCACCCTGAGGTCTCCTATGACCTTCGCTCTGAGTCTGGGACTATCGCAGGTTGGCGTGCACCGCATGTGTACTCTGCTCCTGGCTCTATCTGGGCTGGTGAGATTGGAAGCTATGAGGGAGCCTACTTTGTAGAGACTCCACGTGCCTTCAACGACACTACCGGCTCTGGCTCGACTCGTGTCTTCACTACCCTCTTCGCAGGGCAGCAGGCGCTTGCTGAGGCTTGCTCTGAAGAGTTCCACGTTGTTATCGGCCCTGTCGTTGACAAGCTGATGCGTGCCCGCCCAATCGGCTGGTATGGAGTAGCAGGGTGGTCTATTTATAGGCAAGCTGCCCTATATCAGGTCAGGACCACCTCTTCTATTCATACCACTTAATTCGGACATCTGGGTTTGCTGCCTGCTCCAAGTAGGCAGCAGCCTTCCGAAGACGTTCAGAATTATCCCTCATCAGACCAACAGCACGATTACACGAGTGGCACAAGATCCCCCGAACACACTTACCACACGTAACAACACCGGGGCAGCAACTATGATCGTGATCGACGGGAAGTGCGCGCTTGTCGTTGCACTCTTCGCGGGTAATCCCACAGATTACGCACTTCCCACCCTGCTTCTCTAGAAGCAGGTTGTAGTCTTCCAGTGAGAGACCATACTTTTTCTTGTATTGGTAATCCCGGTGTGCCCCGCTAGCAACTCGTTGCTGGTTCCTTGCCTTCTCAGCAGTTTTATCTAGGCCAGCATAGTAATCACGAGTCTTCTTCTTATTGCACTCCTTGCAGTAGAAGCAAAGGCCATCCTTGGCCTTCTTGTCCTTGTGGAAGTCTTCCAGAGGCTTATCGGCGCCGCAGCGCTTACAATGTTTCATAGGTACACCATACCACAAAACAAGAGGTGAGTCAAGTCGTGTCAAGCATCAAGTTCTCCGCATCCAGTTCCTCACCTGCTACAAATTCTATTGCCGTGGCTCTCGGTGGTAGTCCTGCTGTGGGGGACTTGGTGGTAGTCTATCTCTTCGTAGACAATGAGATCATCACTCATCAGCCAGGGTGGGCAAGTGAATTCACAGCAGCACCAAACCCTTGGTTCAAGCTCGAAGGACTTCGAGCACCCGATAGCTCCACTCTCACAGCGTGGTACCACACTTGGAATGCTTCCGACTCCGGAAGCTCCGCAATCTTCACCTTCGTGGCAGCACCAGCCCTCAATGTCGGAGACAAGGATGTCTCCACAACGAATGCTCTGGCTGTTGCTGTTGTCTTCGACGGAGCCAACCCCACTGCGATTCTGGAACACAACTCCTACGGAAGTGCACAAGACCTAGTTTTGAGCATGTCTACTTCACCAATGAAGAAGGCAGCCAGCCGCAACCTTGTCTGTTCTGTGTCCAACAATTCGCTGGGACCGTGGACGAACAGCGACCCCGGCGCCACACTTGTGCAGCAGACTTCTCTGAATGCTGGTGATGGCCTGACAATGGCAGTGTGGTCTAAGCCGTCTACGCCTGTCGGCTATCGCACGACTGTCACTCTCATCGAGTTCGATGGACCACGTTCTCTGATGGAGGCTTCCACCTCTGTCAGCGACAACCTTCCGCAGCTCTACAATCCTCCATACATTGAGGAAGCCCCAATGGCTAACAACGCTCTTATGGAGCGTTACAAGCTGTTTCGATATTTCACTGTTCTGAATAACTCGGGAGTGTTCAGCGCTAAGCGCTACCTGTCCACGGATGAGGTTGGTGCTGCTACACAGGTGTTCGTTAACAACCAGCCGATCACTTCCACAGATCGTACAAATCTTCTAGCCTCCGGTGTCGGAGGAGACTACCAGGCGGTAACATAGTGGCCAAGCCTAAGCCTGTCAGGACAGCCAAGCAGATCACCCGAGTTAAGAAGGCTGTGCCTAAGGTATCAGCCAAGAAGACGGCCAAGCCGTCTGTACGGCCACCTACCAAGGGAGCCGTTAAGCCTAAGACCACAGGTTCCAAGGAACCACGCAATCCAGCTCAGCGACCAGGAAGTCAGTCCATCCCGTATCAGGGTCCTGGTCCTATGGGACAGGGAGTATTCTAAAATGACTGGTACACCAGGAACCGCCCGATTCGGAACTCTTCCGGATCAGACACCAGACCACACCAACACCAGCGGCATTTCCCACATGACTCTACAGAAGAATGGTGGGACTTTCACTGAGCAGCATTTCATGTACAACCCAGCCCAGAAGTCACGTGCTATGGGCACAACTCGCGGTGCTGATCCTGGCCACGACTATGTCGATGTTGATCATCAGGCCAACTACATGTGCAACCATGATGGATTCATGGGCGGAACCACAACCGTGATGAATCTTGATGAGCGCAAGGTTCTGACCAACACCATTTACAGCATCGGCTGTGAGTGGGCAGATCCAGGTACTGATGAGACTTCGCCTAACGGCTGGGCTCCTGCTATGACTCACGGAGCGTTCGACTAAGATGGCCTGCTCTGCTGGTTGCCCGACCCAGGATCATGGGTCTTACGGGGAGTGCATGCGCTCTAAGCGCCAGATGGTGGGCTTTGCCCGCAGCGCCTATGGCGCGGACAAAACTAAAGACAAACTACATGAGCGGGAGCTAACCCTCTATCGTGAGCTACGACAGCAGGGCATTCAGCCTGATGGTACCGGAATGGCTAAGCTCAAGTTCGCAGAGCGAATGTCTGCCGAAAACGGCATGGCCTATGGCCGCGACTTCCAAGTCGCCCCGAATGGCAAGGGAGGCTACGATGCAGTCTCCAATGAAACGATCAAGGCGGTTACGTCCACGATCGACAAGTCCAATGACATGCAAGTAATCAGGGAGACAGCTCGTGCCTAGCAACACTACATCGAGTGTCCAGTCTAACGAAACCTTTTCTACCAGTCCAGTTGCTATCACAACTGGAGTGCTGAACACCAATGCCTGGAACACTGGCGTAGCCATGAACTATGCCGAAGTAACCACAGTAGTTACCGGCAGCCCTGCATCGTTCACTATCCTGCTTGAAGGCTCTCTAGATGGTCAGGCTTGGGTGACATTGGCCACCCTTAGCAATGTCGCAGGAGAGACACAGTGGAGTACGGGCACAGCTCAGTTCTTGGGTCTCCGTGCTCGATGCACTGCTGTAGCTGGTGGAACGGCTCCGACTGTAAACGTCTATGTGACAACCTCGCAGACACCTTTTCAGGTTTCTACGGGCGGAACCGCACCAGCATCCCGAGTGACTGTTGTTGGGGCTGTTGACACCACTCAGGTGGTTAACCGCTACGCAAGCACTTCTGCCCGAGGAACATCGACAGCAGCACCAGCGTCGGGCACAGCCATTGCAACACTTGGCGTATTCGATTTCTACTACCGTGTAGACGTGGTAGTGGGGTTTGGCGGAACAGCAGAATCTACCACCGTAGACAACTTTGTTCTCCAGTCCAATGGTGTGGCTGTAGCAACGCTATCCGCTGTCAATGCTGCCAATACACAGTCTCCTGTTTACACCTTCTATGTAAACCCGGGTGGCACCGTAAACCTCACTGTAAACGTCGGTGGAACCAACGGATCCGCCGGATCTATCTACAAGGCTATGATCATCGCCACGCGTCTAGGTTAAGGTAGCCATGCCAACTCTTTCAGACCTCATCATTCGTGTTCGTCGGGAACTTGCAGGGTTCTCTCAGAACCAGCAGCAGTGGTCTTACATCACATCTCCCATCGGACCGACTGACACAGCTATCGTGGTGGCTGACGCCACCCAGATTTCACGAGGTTTGATCGAGGTCGACGGGCTAGAACTGATGCTGGTGAAGAACGTTAACCAGCAGACCAACACATTGACTATCGATCCGTTTGCTCGTGGATGGGACGGCAGCACTGCTGCCTCCCATTCTACCAATGCCAGTGTGGAGAACAATCCACAGTGGCCTGCTATTCGAGTGAAGGAAGCCATCAACGATGCAATCCGCTCGGTTTACCCGGACCTGTGGGCCGTGGGTACATTCTCCTTCCCCAAGATCTCCGTCGTCTACGAGTACTCGCTGCCAGCAGACGCCGAAGAGATCATCCACGTACAGAACCAGCTCATCGGGCCATCGCATGTCTGGCCGTTCTGCCGATCGTGGCGATTCAACGGACAGGCTGACACAGCAACAGGGCAGCTAGGATCTACCGGTAAGTCTCTGTTCATTGGTGATGATGTGGTTCCTGGACGACAGATCCTTGTGACCTATCAGAAGGAGCCTACAGAGCTGGTCAACTTCACAGATGACTTTGCCACCACGACAGGCCTCCCCGGTACGGTACAGGATGTCATCGTGTACGCAGCATGTATGAAGCTTGCACCGACGCTTGAAGGTTCACGTCTCACACTGAATGCTGTAGAGGCTTCTGAGCGTGCTCAGTACGTCCAGCCAGGCTCTGCGAGCCGTGTGTCTCAGTGGTTCCGTGAGTTGTACCGTGAGCGTCTGGAACAGGAAGCTCGAAAGCTACGTGACCGCTACCCCCGTCCTTCGCACTACGATTTTTAGGACTGCTTATGCCAACTGGTCAGCAGTATGCTACCAATGTGCCTCAGACTACTCTGACAGGCCTTATCAACCCCACAGCCAACCTGCTGTCTGTGCAGTCTTCTTCTGGCTGGCCAGCTACACCTTTCACAGCGATTCTCGATATCGGCACATCTCTACAGGAACCCATCGATGTAACAAACATCACGGGAACAACGTGGACTGTGACTCGTGCTATTGACAGCACGGTTGGTATGACTCACCCTGTCGGATCTACTGTCACACATGGTGACATTGGCCGTGACTTCCGCGAGGCGCGAACCCACATAGATGCGTCTACTGGTGTTCATGGTGCATCTGGTGCTGTCGTGGGAACGACAGATCTGCAAACGCTGTCTAACAAGACTTTCAGTGGGAACACCAACTTCCCAGCAGGGTCCTGGAACAGCCAGGGAGACATCACAGGCCACAGCCTTGCTTTCTCTGGTATCAGTCCTGCCAACAGCCTGATATCTAGGCTTGCGGGATCCACCCTTGGTGGTCCGCCAGGAGCAGGAACCTATAACACAGCAGATATAGTTCACGATACGAACTACCATGTCTTCTGGATCTGCACTGCCGGTGGATCACCAGGCACATGGACGCCAATG